AGTTAAAGGTGCTCCACTTTTTATTTGTGCAAGTGGTGGAACAATTACTTGTTCAGGAGATTTTAGAATACACACTTTTAACTCTGACTCAACATTTACAGTTAATTCAGCACCTACTCCAGCTAACAATAATGTTTCATATCTGGTTGTTGGTGGAGGAGGAGGTTCAGGAAGTTCAGGTGGTAACTCAGCAGGTGGTGGAGGAGCCGGAGGATTTAGAGAAGGTAAAACACCAGCAACACCTTATACTGCAAGTCCATTAGTAGCACCAGCAGGTCTACCAGTATCAGTAACTGCTTATCCAATTACAGTAGGAGGTGGAGGCACAGGTGCTCCAGGAAGTCCTGGTCCAGCACCAGAAACTCCAGGTACAAATGGTGTAACTTCAGTTTTTTCAAGTATATCTTCTGCTGGTGGAGGTTTTGGTGGAGGCCCGGGTACAAATAGTGGAGCAGGTGGTCCTGGAGGTTCAGGTGGTGGAGCGGCCGGTGGTGGAATGAATAGAACAGCAGGTACAGGTAACACTCCCCCAGTATCTCCCCCACAAGGAAATAATGGAGGTTCAAGTCCAGCCCCTAGTCCAAGTGGATTAGATTCACAAGGTGGTGGTGGCGGAGGTGCAGGTGCAGTAGGTACACAAGCAGCAGGTCCAACAGGTGGTGGTCCAGGTGGTGCTGGAGTATCAACAGAAATTTCAGGAAGTGCAGTTACAAGAGCTGGAGGAGGTGGCGGAGGCGCTTATTATCACCCATCAGCCCCATCTGCAAATGGTGGAACAGGAGGAGCAGGTGGAGGTGGAGATGCCGGAAGACCATCACCATCAGCAGGAAATAATGGAACAGATAATACTGGAGGAGGAGCAGGAGCTCCATCATCGGGTTCTTCTTTTGCAGGAACTACTGGTGGTTCCGGAGTAGTAATAATAAGATATAAATTTCAGTAGTTGAATGATAATTAAAAATAATATATAAGGAGAAACATTATGGCACATTACGCAAAATTAGGAATAAACAGTAAAGTTATAGCAGTACACGTTGTAGCTGATTCTGATTGTCAAAACGCTAGTGGTGTTGAAGATGAAGAAGTAGGAAGACAGTTTTTAGAAAGAATTCACGGCTGGCCTCTTTGGAAAAAAACATCTTATAATACATTAGGAGGACAACACAAAGACGGCGGAACACCTTTAAGAGGTAACTACGCAGGTATAGGTATGACTTATGATGAAGATAATGATATTTTTATTGGTAAAAAACCTTATACAAGTTGGGTATTAAATGTATCAGAAGCTAGATGGCAATCACCAATAGGTGATGCTCCAGCATTAACTGCAGAACAAATTTCACAAAACGAAGCTAGCACTCATATGTGGGCATATGATTGGAATGAATCAGGCCAATCTTGGGCTATAGAAGATAGAAAAGCTTAATCTACTTGACATTTTAATTAGAGTTAATTACATATCAAATAGGTATGCAAAAGAAAGTATTAACAGAAGTAGGTCTTTATACAGGTGAAATTCAAATGCCTAAAGGCTTTGAAATTGATCGTGATAAAATAAGAAACGACATTATAGAATCTTACGTAAAACAAAAAAAAATTAACACTAATCCACGAGCTTATGCTTTTGATGATTATGTTGTACCTTTTTCTCAACCTCTACAATGGATGCAAGATTATATTAGAGATCATTGGGGATTAGATTACGGTAGAACTTTAGTGCAAAAAAATATGCACGGTAATGTTATGCATCCCAAAGAAAAGTCTTGGACAAGACATCAAGTTGATCCTGTTGATTTACGTAACTCACCAGACTATACATTAATATATGGTGTTGATGTTAAAGAAGGTTCTTGTGAATGTATTATTGAATATGATGATAACAGAAGAAAAAATAGAACTTGGCATATACCTATAAAAGATAATCACTTTATAATGTTTCCTGCTACTAATAAATATTCTTTTTCACCTAATACTTCTAATAGTTTAAATATAACTTTAACAATTAATTATGAATATATCTAATTATTATTGGTACTTTCAATCTATTATTCCACCGAGAATTTGTGATCTTATTGTACAATATGGTAAAGCAGAAAAACAAAGAGAAATAATGGCTATTACCGGTGGTTTTGGTAGAGATCGAGATTTAGATAAAAATCCTCTTAACAAAGATGAAATAAAAGATTTACAAAAGAAAAGAGATTCAAATATTGTTTGGATGAATGACAGATGGATATACAAAGAAATTCAACCGTACGTTAGAATGGCAAATGCAAACGCTGGTTGGAACTTTGATTGGGATTATTCAGAAAGCTGTCAGTTTACCATATATAAAAAAGGTCAGTATTATGATTGGCACTGTGATAGTTGGGATAAGCCTTATGTAACTCAAGATAACACAAACGGAAAAATTAGAAAATTATCTGTAACCGTAACGTTAACAGATCCAAAAGAATACAAAGGTGGAGAATTAGAGTTTGATTTAAGGAATGAAGATCCTGATAAAAAACCTAATATAAGAACTTGCACAGAAATATTACCAAAAGGCTCTTTGGTTGTATTCCCTTCATTTGTATGGCATAGAGTCAAACCTGTAACCAAAGGAGAAAGAAATAGTCTAGTGATATGGAATCTAGGTTATCCATTTAAATAATATGAATGATATAAAACAAGGTGGTAGTAGTACACCCCAAAAACCAAAAGGACACGTAAATTTTAAATCTCAATTTTATTTTCAAACACCAGTGTGGGCTGCCGAAGCACCAATGTTTCTTAAAAATGCACTTAAAGTAACAGATAAGTATATTAAGAAAGCAGACAAACTTTTAAAAGATAAATTAAAAAATGAACCTAAATGGAAAAAAGATATAGGTACATTTGGTTTATCCAAGCATAGTGAAAGTATGTCTAATGATCCTAAACTAAAAGATTTAGTTCAGTTTATAGGACAGCGATCTTATGAATTTTTAGATTGGTCTGGTTTTGACTTAAAAAATCACAGCTTACATTTTACAGAATTTTGGGTTCAAGAGTTTAGTGAAAAAGGTGGAGGACATCATTCAACTCACGCACATTGGAATCAACACATATCTGGATTTTATTTTTTAAAGTGTAGTGAAAAAACATCTTACCCTATATTTCACGATCCAAGACCTGGTTCCATAATGACAAAGCTTCCATTAAAAAATCAAACACAAATATCAATGGGTACAAGTATGGTTAATTATAAACCACAACCAGGAACGATAATTATATTTCCAGGTTATGTTCCGCACGAGTTTGCAGTTGATCCAGGATTAGAACCTTTTAGATTTATACACTTTAATATTAAAGTTGTTGAAACAGCAATATCAAAAGAAAAGAGTGCTAAATGAGCTTTAAAAAAAATAAATACATAGTTATTAAAGAAGCTATACCAAAAGAAATAGCAGAGTTTTGTTACAATTATTTTTTACTTAAAAGAACCGTTGCAAGGAGTTTGTTTGATGCAAGATATATATCTCAATTCACAGACGAATGGGGAACGTGGACAGATGAACAAGTTCCAAATACTTATTCTCATTATGCAGACGTAGCTATGGAAACTTTGTTAATGAGAACTTTACCTGTTATGGAAAAGAAAACAGGACTTAAATTAAATCCAACTTATTCTTATGCTAGAATATATAAACCAGGTGATATCTTACATAGACACAAAGATAGATTTAGCTGTGAAATATCTACAACTTTAAATCTTGGAGGGGATCCTTGGCCAATACATCTAGAACCAAAGAAAAATGTTGGTATACCAGATGGCAAAAAGATTACTGTAAAAAGCAATAACAAAGGTATTTTAGTTAATTTAAAACCAGGAGATATGTTAGTTTATAGAGGTATGGAACTAGAACATTGGAGAGAAGAATTTCAAGGTGATAACTGTGCCCAAGTATTTCTGCACTATAACGACCAAAAATCTAAAGATGCCGTTCAAAATGTAAATGATCGAAGACCGCATTTAGGACTTCCAAGTTGGTTTAAAAAGTAATATAATCTTTAAATGGGGACAGTGTCTCCACCACATACCTCACTGTCTCCTTTTAAGGATTATTTATGAGTTTAGGATTTGACGCAATATCAGCATTACCGTTCGCTACATCAGGACCAGATTCTGATGTACTAGTATCAACTACTGGT